TCGCTTGTTCCGTGTAATCATCATAGCCATCCGTTACCAAGAAGTTGTGTGCATACACAAGAGTACCAGCCCCATAAACTGTTCCCCCCTCAAGCCAAGTTGCAGCCACCTCAACCTTACACCATACCGCCTCTCCCAATGTAGATTGTGAGATAGTCGTAACGCTATCCTTTGAGAATGATGGCTCAAGTATCTCACGGATAAGGTCGGATATTTCTATTACCGCTTGGTTGTTGATTGCATTCTTGGTGATGGTGTAGTTTGATGTTGCTGGAGTAGCAGCCGAACTACCCGTATAGATATATAGGGTAACAGAAACCAGGGTGAGGATGTCTGCGGGATCTTCCATCCCAAAGGATAAAAAGATGGGGCTTCTTGCGGAACGCAATCCCGTAGGTAGATAGGAAATGGGGTTTGCTGCCATTTGTTAAGTGTTTTTTATCGGCTTTGTAGAATGATCCAAGGTGAACCGAAGGAAATCAGCAACATCCAGGGCATATGCCTGGCCTAACTCCTGCGGTAATGTTTCAAATGCTAAACGGAAAGGGGTAGTAAAAAAATAGGTGGGGTTTGTACCCTTCTCTTTTATCTTCTTGGCTATTGCAAATGCAACGGAGTCAACCTTGCTCTCGGTCATCTTCACAAAAGATCCCTTTTTCAGATCTCTCAATCTCAAGGGTTTTTGTTTGATCCACTTCTTGATCGCATCAGTAGGGGGCATCTTGCCTGGTCTGCGCCCCTTGTCGATCACATAGCCATAGGTTTGCCACGCCTCATTCTCCTCAAAGAATTTCAAGGACATTGAGTTCGGCATCATCTTCAATGAATAAGATCCAGGAAGGGAGTTCCGGAGTTTCCCCGTAGAGTCAATCCTCCGTCTTTTCCCATCCTCCGTGCGATATGCACCGAGTTCTAACTGCGCTTGTTGCAGAACCCTTTGAGCAAACGCATTGAGATATGCTTCCGTGTTAGTGGCTGTTAGCATACGGAGATCTCGGTATTTGCGGTAATCACATCAAAAGTGCAATTCCATCCCGCCAACAAATTCTCAAAGCGATCCTGGAAGGGAAGGCATTGGGGCGCACCTTGTAATTGATATTTGTCAAAATGCAAATCCCCCTTTTCAAGTTCTTTGATTAGAGCGTTGCAAACTGCGAGTTGGGTATTGAGTATGTCTTGGGCGTTGTTCGTGCCGTAGAACGGCTCATTTTGATCCCTGGGGTTCTCTTTTGTTTCATCTACAATGTCAATCGCCAAAACCGATATATTGAAACGAATGACTTGCCCCTCAAGATTCGCGGAATTGATGATGATATGCGAAAGAGGAAAGATGGTCTGCTTGTTGAGATCCACATCAAAAATATCTCCAGTCGTTACGACATTGACTTGCGAATGTCCCTCCAGGAAGGTTTTGATCTTTTCGAGTACAAGGTAGAAGTTTCTCATTTCAAGTTTTTCTTCAGTATTTTATTTTCTGCTTCGTTTCGGTCTTTTTCAAATGCTAAAAAGGAGAAGGCGAATGAAGCGGGTAATTTTGATGCTTGGTCAAATTTTGTTGCATCTCCATTTGCGAGAGTATAGAATAGGGGAAACCATCCCCATCGTTGGGCGAATTGTCCCTCAACGGTATAGTCGATATCCCCTCTTTCTTCGCCAAAGAGCGAAGGAAAGCCGCTGATAAGTCGATCCCTAAATTGCAAAAAAAAACCACCGCACCCATCACAACATCCATCGGCATCTGCTTCATAGTTTCCGCGAGATCCATCTTCCCATCGTACTCCTTTATCCGATACCTCTTTCCCATCTTCTGTTCTATGGGGCGAAATAAAACGCACATCGCCTCATTCATCCTCTGCCAATCGCTCATTGTCTGATCAAGATCGTGCATCTCCCCGAAGGTGATATCCTCCAGGATGGGGATGAATCCAAACTCTTGTTCTCCCAATTTGAATGTTGGTTTGAATTCTGCTTTCTCTTGCAGCATCTTCGTGAGGATCTTGGAGATTTTCCCAATGGATGAAACCTTCATCTTTTGGATGAGATCCATCTTCATACCGCAAAAGATCTCAATCATCTTCTTTGATAGGAATTCCTCATCTCCCTCCAACCGAAGGAAATGTTGGTATTGTCCGAGAGTAATCTCGTTCAAATGGTTAGGTACTATCACATTCATCTCATTCAAATAACTTTTGTTTCCTATCGTATAGCATACCGCCCATAGTTAGGTCGGCTCATTCGGTTAAAGGTAGCATATCTCGTTGCATCAATTCCGTGATTGAAATTGTCAACGGGTCGGTTGAGGAGGTTTCCGTTCTTGTCCTCTTGCCACTTGTAGTTCTGAAATTCCTTGATCAGATTCTTTGAGTTCCTTGTTACGAAGATCTTGTATCTCTTGAGGATATCAATCCCCGCCATAATAGAGTCATTTCCCTTTGCCGTGGGCTTCACATTCCACCCCATACGATGCAACTCCTCAATCGACTTCGGTTCTGCCGAGTCAGCCCAAATTTCATCGTACCTGGTCAATCCTAATTCCTGGAACTTCTCCGAGATATCCCGATTCGTGAGATTGGTATGGTATAGCAATTCCTCAATGTAGAGATTCCCATCCTCCTCGGTTACTCTAACCAGGGCGGTGGGATCATTCGTAAAACCAAAGTCCATCCCCATTGAAATGACCTTTCCCTTCGGCTCTTCTGCAATATGGAATTGAAAGATTGTCGCTCTTGATGATCCTCTCTCCCCCAGTCCATAGATACGCCAATAGTCCTCATCCGTATCTCTCAATCGGGTGATCTCTTGCCGGATGGTATCATCCAGGAAGGGGTTGTCGAGGTAGGTCGTTTGGAAAAACTCCGCATCATCCCTCGGTATCACCTTGTCATATATCCAATGGAATGCTTCCGAAGGGTTGTAATCGAGAATGATCTTCCCATCGGTACGGAAAATTAGTTGCTGCCAATCCTCGAAAAATAATTCGTTGGCTTCATTGATGTAGAGCAGATTTCTCTTTCTTCCTCGGATCTTGTCCGGCTGATCAATCGAGATGAATTCAATGAGGTTACCATTCAAGTAGTATTCACTTGATGATTTGTTGTGATACCCCTCTCGGTAGATATCATAACTCCGGAGGATCTCAAAGAAGTCCCTCATCACCGATGCTCGGAGGGAAGGGAAGGTCTTTCGGCAGATGGTTATTGTCTTTCCCTTATTATTTCGGGTATAGTAAAATATGATCCAAAGCAAGATGTTGTATGTCTTGCCGGATCTCGTTCCACCTTGTTCAATCGTGATTCTTTTATCTGATCGGAGAAGGTGTCCGAATACCTTATTCGTTTTCAGTTCCCTCGCCAAGTATCTGAATGTTGAAGAGGTTATCGCCCGTGTTATGGATTTCTTGTCTTTCTATATATCCCCGATTCTTGCCCTTTGTTTTCAAGAAGAAGATTGTTGCCGTGGAATTACCATCTCGGATTTGTTTGTGCAGTTGGCTTTCTGCAAAGTCAATAGCAACATCAGACAATTCATCCACCGCCTTTTTGTATTCGGGATCTTCTTGCATCCATAGGTAATGCGTAGTGCGCCCTATACCTACGGATTTACAAGCAGCCGTAACAACACCCAAAGATTTCTCCAGGGCATCAAGCATTGCCTTTTTATGTTGTTCAGTTTTGTCCATCTTTTTTATATATTTGTTTTGCGAGGGTAGTGTAATGGTTGCACACTTGATATTCCAATCAAGAAGTGGCGTTCAAATCGACCTCCTCGCTCAAAGATGCCCCGCTATGCGGGGTTTCTTTTTTGGGATAAGGCATTGACAATTCTTTACACATACCTATCAAAGAACTATCCAAAGGATAGATATACTTGTTTTTCCCGGATGACTTTCTTTTTTTCGCAATCCTTTTCATTTGTGGCTTAATAGATTTGGCGTGACGCCATTTCCCATCAACAAAATATTCCATTCCGGAAGATTCTGAATCTCCGACATAATACCAATTAGTTGCTTGATAGATTGTTCCCTTGTGATCTTGACCTTTGTCGGCATATGAAATTACCAATCTAACTAAAGGGCTATGTTTTTTTAATAGTTTTAATCCTAATGCAACCACTTTTGATGTCATTTCTTGTTTCCCATTTAGAGCGACTCTGATCAATTCAACCGCTTCACCTTGCTTTAAACCATATGGTGATCCAATTTGAGGAGTTGCTCCCATACCAAAACAAATAACACCACACCATTCTCCATTCGCATTGAAAACGGAATATGCGTTATCGTGTGCCCTCGGGGCAATTGTTTTAGCATAATGAAAATTCAACAATGCAAAATCTACTGCCTTTCTTGATGCCTTCTCCAATTTCATATCTCTCCCGCACTTACTGAAAAATATGCACCCTGGTATTTTCTATCGATTAACTCTTGAATGTCTATCTCTGCTTTTTGAAGTTGTTCCGGACTATCAAATGTTATTTTAATAGTTGCGGGTTTCCCTTTTTCTTCCCTTATGAGATCATCATATGAAGGTTCTTCCATAAGTATAGGTAAATCCAATCCCCAATCAGTCAATGCCTCTACATCCCATTCATTGGCGAGTAAGTCCCAATCCCATTCACCAAATCCCACATTGTCTTTGATGATGAATTCGGCTTTTTGCTCATCCGTTAATTGATCGGCAATGATGATATCCACCTCTTGCAATCCCGCAGCGATAGATGCCTTTAGGCGCATATTGCCCCCCAGGACAACCATATTGCTATCCACTACAATAGGTCGCAATTCAAGCATTTGAGGAAACTCCTGGATGCTCTTGACTAATTTCTTGAACTTATCATCCTTGATGATTCGGGGGTTGGTCGGGTTAGGTATGACCTTTTTGATATCTACTTTCATCTCTTAAATAACTTTCTTTCGTGAATATCTTGTAGCCACTCCTTGTGATGTTTGATATCTCCATACCGGATGTGGCAATCCCGGCAAAGAGCCATTAAATTTTCGATGTGATCTGCTTTCTCATTTCCTCCCATACCTCTTGCTTCAATATGGTGGATGTCAACGGCTCGGCTTCCGCAAACCTCACAAGGGATGAAGTCCGTTTGATCGAATCCCATCCCTTGCAGATAAATTTTTGTATGCTTTTTCACAAGTGCATTTCGTTCTTCTTTACTATCGTGATACCCCACCATAGCCATCCGAAAGATACGGCTCTTTCGCAAATATGCGAATCATAGCAGATTGTTACGAATGGGATCACCTGGATGCTTCCCACATATATGAATGTTTCAATAGCCATTGTGTTTAAGGTGTTTAGTTAATATGCTTTTGTGAATCCCATCCATTTGAACATTGTCGTGCATCCATTTTAGGTAGTCAAGGTCGTTTATCTTGGATAGTTTCCAGCCCTTGTATCTTCCAATTACCATCTTCATATCAGATATCCGAAATGGGTTCTTATATCCCTTGTAGGGTATGTGATGGTTTTGAATCCCTTTTCGGTTTTCGTTTAGTAGAGTGCGTTTGTTTAACCCTTTATCTTTTTTCACAACTGGAATACTTTGACATTGGCGGTATAGGCACTATGCTCACAATCCCTTGCGAAGGTGATCGCCTCCTTCTCCTCCTTGAATGATTTTCTTGCATTGAGTAACCAAGTTTGATCTTCCAGGAATTTGTCATAAACAACTATGTAACTCATTTTTCTTTGTTTTTTAAATTATCCCCATTGATCAGCCATTGCTTCGGCAATCCCAGGCCAAAACATACTTCGGGATTTTCCATCGCCCCATTTTTTAGCATACCAAGAGTGCATACGCTTACCACTTGAATAAGTTATGAATTCTCCTTTGTCAACTATGTTTGTTGAATTGAGTTTTGGTAAATTCTTTAGCCATAAACAAGTTTTTTTGCTAACACTATGTCCAAACTCATATGGTTGAATTATTTGTGTTGGTTTCTTAATCCTTGTGCTTATGATGCTTACAGGGTTTTCCAAACATATTTTTTCAATAGGAGCATTTAACAGTTTTTGGACAAAATCAAGAGCATCTGCTTGTTCTTTTTGTTTTTTGTGGAAGTGTCTTGCACCACTTACCGCTAAATGAGTACAAGGGGGGTGAGCAATCATTAAATCCCAGCCATCATTGATTATATCCATAACATCTCCCTGGTAATGAAGGCCCTCATTTTCCGTTGGTAATATGTCACAACTCATTGCATAATGACCTTTGGCAGCAAATGCATCACGAACTGTTCCGCTATATTCACAAGCAATTAGCACTTTCATTTCTCTTTGATGTTATTTTACATTTTAAAAAGGTTTGGGGAGGACTTGTTCAACCAAAAACACTCCTCATAACGCAGTAGCCCTCCCCTCCCCTTATTGTTGGCGGTCAAGCCATCTGCGGTACATATTGGCTGCTACCGCAATGCGTTGGGGATAGAATGGATAGTCCTTGCGTAAACGAGCAAGAGCAATCCGCATAAATTGTTCTTTCATTCCAGTTCTCCGATTATAGTATACGAATCAATGTCCTCTCCTTCAATAAAGTATCTCTTGTAGATGGAAATCGCCTCTTGCAACTTCTCCCTCCCTTTTTGAATGAATGATTCTTTGATCCGATAGATCCCCACATCCAGGGAAGATTTGTCAATCACAATGAAAACAAACTTCTCCCAGGAAACCCCAAAGAGTTCACAGTAGATAGCCGCTTGTAGATTGTAAGAATACTTTTGTGCTGAAAAGGGGAATGCCTTGAGGTCAGCCGTAGTTTTTAGATCCACAATAAATCCTTGTGATTGATCATACATATCCGCTTTCGCTCGGAAAGGAAGATCCCCAATCATTCCCATTGTCGGCACTTCGAATTCACATCCCTGGAAAAAGGAGAGAGCATATTCATTCCGAAGGAGGGCATCCGCAATCCTTCTCGCTTCTTCATAATCTCTCCGGGTGATTGATCCTTCC